GTCAAAAGAAGGTGCATTGGGCCGTCAACTAACTGCACGTTATGGAGAGCGTTCGCGAGTAATGTGGAAAGCGTACGTGCAACGCGAAAATGATGTCATGTCCGAGATGGGTCAATTAGTTAAGCGCGTCATGGACGAAGCAAACAGAGAGACCGCGTAATGGCAATTAACATCCCGATCATCAGCGAGTTTGACGGCAAGGGCGTATCTAAAGCCATCAAGCAATTCAAGCAACTTGAGACCACAGGTGAAAAAGCCCAGTTTGCTATCAAGAAGGCTGCCGTACCTGCAGCTGCCGCGCTCGCTGGTTTGGCTGTTGCCCTTGGTGATGCCACAAGCGCCGCAATGGAAGACCAGCAAGAGCAGGCTGCGTTAGCGCTTACCTTGCAGAATGTGACTGGCGCGGGCGCCGCACAGACCGCACAGGTTGAGAAACAAATATCAGCTATGAGTCGAGCGTCTGGCGTTGCTGACACCCAGTATCGCAAAGCATTAGAAGCGCTTGTGCGCGGTACCAAAGATGTTGGCATTGCCATGAACGACATGAACCTTGTCATGGACATCAGCACGGCCACCGGCATGGATTCTGCCAGCGTCGCTGACGCATTGGCTAAGGCTTACCAAGGCAACTTTAAGGCGCTCCGGTCTTTGAGTCCAGAAATGTCAACGATGATCAAAGAAGGCGCGAGCCTTAACGAAGTCATGGACGTGCTGGGTGGAACCTTTGGTGGTGCGACAGCAAAGAACGCTGAAACCGCTGCAGGCAAAATGGCAATTCTTAAAAACTCCATAAGCGAAACCAAAGAATCAATAGGTGCAGCTCTGCTTCCAGTAGTTGAAAAGGCTTTGCCAGTTTTACAAAAGTTTGCAGACTGGGCACAAAACAACCCGCAAGCATTCACAAACATTGCTCTCGCTATTGGCGCAGTTGCTTTGGCAATCGTGGCCGTCAACGCAGCAATGGCAGCCAACCCTTTGGTCTTAGCAGCAGCCGCCGTTATTGCAATGGCAATAGCATTTAATAAATTATCTGACGCAATGGACAGGGTTAATGCAATCGGTGGGTTTGCAGCGCGATTCCTTGGGTCTATTGCTTTTCCTGTTGTCGGCAATGTGGCAAACATTCTTGAAGGCTTGCCCGACTTGGGCAACTTGCTTGGCGGCGGAAATACACCAGCACCACCACGCATGAACATTCCGCGCATGGCCGAGGGCGGCATTGTCAACTCCCCTACTCTTGCCCTGATCGGCGAAGCAGGCCCAGAAGCCGTGGTGCCATTAGACAAGATGAATACGGGCGGGGGAGTGACCATTAACGTGACTGGCGGACTCTCGACTAGCGCCGAGATTGGTCAAGCCGTGGTCAACGCTTTGCGCGCCTACTCACGGAGTGCAGGGCCGTTGGCTCTGAACATTGCCTGATGCCCGGCACAGCTGTCGTTGACTCAGGCAACTATGACCTGCAGATCGCCACAGGCTTTATTCAAGACGGCTTTACACTTGACTCGTCAACCAAAGGCATTTTAGATAACACCAGTTATGTGCTGGATGGTACAACCGAGTTTGCAAGCGTTATGGATTCGGTAACAACGATCACCGCTAAGCGCGGCAGACGCGACATTGGCGACACGTTTAGCGCTGGCACAATGACATTTACCATTCAAGACGTGGACGGCGTGTTTAACCCGTTTGACGAAAACAGCCCGTACTACGACACCGCAGAATCTAAGCCTGGTCTTGCGCCAATGCGCGAAGTCAAACTAATTCGATACAGCTCTACCAATGTTGCAGAATTGCTGTACTCGGGTTACGTCGTAAACTATGACTACAACTTTGCGCTTGGCGGTATTGACACGGTGACGGTTTATTGCGCTGACCAGTTCTATTTGCTGTCACAAACCTACTTAAACGAATACAACGTCAGCGCTGAACTATCAGGCGCTCGAATCACCAGCGTCCTTGATCTGCCAGAAGTAGCGTTTCCAGCCTTGTCACGCAACATTGCTACAGGAACCGTCAATCTTGGCCACGACGCCGCATACACCGTGCCGGCAGGAACCAATGTGCTGCAATACATTGCCCAAATCAACGACACCGCCGAGTTCGGTCGCTTGTTCATGTCCCGCGATGGTGTGCTCACATTCCAAAACCGCATTGGCAACACGCTTTCGGGGTCTGTTGCTGACTTCCATGATGATGGCACAAACTACAAATACAACGGCGTAGGCATTTCATTTGAGGCTGACGCAGTAGTCAACCGCGTGGTCGTGACAGGCTTAGATGGCACTACCGCAACAGCAACCGACGCAGCATCTATTGCTCAATACTTTATTCAGACCAACAGCATCACCAACAGCCTTTTGCACGAAGCAGGGTCAATTACTACCGCAGCGTCCTACTTGCTTAATCCGCAACCAGAAGCCCGTTACACGTCGGTAGAAACCGCATTCCTTATGCTGACGACAGTTCAGAAGGACACCTTGGCAACCCTAGAAATAGGCGACACCATCACCATAGAAAAGACATTCCCCAGCGGTGCCGGCACCAGCCAATTGGCTCAAGAGCTGTCTATTGAAGGCATCGAGCATTACCTGGACTTCAGCACAGGCCACAGGGTGCTGTATTCAACCGCGCCGACCACCATCGTTTATGAGCTGATCTTGGATAACGCCACGTATGGCACACTCGACGCAAAGAATGTTTTAGGATAAGGAGCACTTATGGGAGCCAACGCACAAACCGCAGTACCAGCATTTACCGCAGGTCAAATTCTGACAGCCGCCGAAATGACGCAGGTCAATACAGGCATACCAGTCTTTGCTACCACGGTTACCCGTGACGCGGCTTTCGGTGGCACAGGCGAAAAGGTTTTGGCACAGGGTCAGTATGCCTACATTGAGGCAACTAGCACTTTGCAGGTTTATTCAGGCTCGTCGTGGATTACCGCAGGAATTAGCGGTCTTGTGCCCATTGTGCCAACCTCGGTTACTGTCGGTTCGGGAAGTGCTACTACTAGCGCTAACGGTCAGGTCACTTTTACTGGTGTTTCGTCTGTTGCGTTAAATGGTGTTTTTACATCGGCATACGATAATTACAGGGTTTTGTTTAGACCCACGACGGCAAGCACCACTCAAAACATTACAGCGCGTTTGCGTGTTGGTGGTGTAGATAATTCTGGTGCAGGTACATATCGTGAAACCGCAATTTATAACAACACAAGTACAACAGTTGCAAGCGCTACTGGCACAGCAACATTATGGTATTTTAACCAGCAAACAAGCGCCACATACCAAGAACAAGCGGTGTATATTGCTGATTTATTTGGGCCTGCAATTGCTGCTACAACTATTGGTGTCACTCAAGAATTGAACACAACAACGACGCCGCTATATCAGGTTTATTTGACAAGTATTATGCACACGGTTTCAACTGCTTACGACGGTTTATCTTTAACGGCTTCAGCGGGAACAATGGGCGGAACTATTAGCGTTTACGGGTACACAAAATGAGCAACGAAATTACACCATCAGACAGCGTTTGCCCTATTTATTTAGAGCCACAAGATGAGGCTCAGATAAAAGCAGACAAAGCGCAAGCAAAAGAACGCGAAAAAGTGTTTATAGAAAAAGCCGCAGCAAAACAAATCGTTTTAGACAAACTTGGACTTACTGCCGACGAAGTAGCCGCACTTCTTTCGTAATGCGTTGGCGTTACCTCATCGGTTACGGCGCATTAATTGCAGTCGTGTTGTGGGGATGTTCCGGATGTGCTGATCGGACTCGAATGAACTGCATCCGCACAAAAAACCAAGCTGTCACGCTCACCACAGAGCTTCAAGTTGGCGGTGGTCGCTGTGGCTAGATACACCAACGACGAAATCAAAGCACGACTCATCCTTGTCGTCGGGATTGGTCTGACATGCGCTTTCGTCGGGTCAATTTTTACCCTGCTTTACGGTCTGCTCTTTGTTACCCAGCCACTTGAGCAAGCACCGAACGACGCAGAAGCTTTCTCGGTTCTGAACCCGATGCTCATGACACTCTCTGGCGGTCTTATAGGATTACTTGCATCAAACGGACTTAAGAGCAAACCAAAGGATGACCACCATGAAAGCTAAAGACAAAGCCATGATCGCCAGCTACCTTCGATCAGTTGTCGGAGCTCTCATTGCGGTCTATTCCACCGGCACCACAGACCCACGCGACTTCGGCAAAGGTGCAATCGCAGCCATCATCCCACCACTTCTACGCTGGGTAAACCCTAAAGACGCAGGCTTTGGTCGTGGCGACAGCGAAAGCTAATCCAAACGTCAGGCCATATATTGGCAATACTGACGGGCCATCAGCAGGCCCACGTGCCGGCATGAACGAGTTCATTAAACAAGTGATCTATCACTCTGGTGGCGCTTTGTGGAATAACGGCAGTTATGGCCGTAGGGACATGAAAGGCAAGCCAGGCAGTCTGTCGGTTCATGCAACAGGGCGCGCGGTTGACATGTCGTATCGAGGTAGTGCGCGACATCCGCAATCGTCACGCAAATCCGCTTTGCCGTTTGTCGAGCGCATGGTTGCTAACGCTAACGAGTTGGGCATCCAGATGGTGATTGACTATTTCCCGTCACCGTACGGTCGCGCATGGCGCTGTGACAGACAGTCTTGGAAGAAGTACAGCAAGCCAACGGTCAGCGGTGCGCCGGGTGGCGACTGGTTTCACTTTGAGATCACGCCACAGGCCGCGGACTCGGTGATCTTCGTCAAAGCCGCATTCTTAAAGGTGTTCGGGGAAATCCCACCCAAGGCTTAATCTATGTTCTAGGGTCGGAGTACCGACAAAAGGACAGGCAATGACTAACCCCCAGATAGTTGATTACAGCGTCTATACAGGAGTGATGGACAACGGCCAAGAAATCTTGGTGCAAATATTTTCTAGCCCAGAGTCGGGCAAGTTCCTTATGGGACAAATCGCATTTCGGACGGCCGCCTCATCGTGGGGTGTGCCCATACCTTTGGAGAAACGATGAACTATTTTGCAGAAAAAATCATTGGGCTAGTGCTTTGTACCGTTTTCGGCTTTACGGTCGCTGTGGGGGCTCCTGACGCGTCTGGTAGCCAACCTAACACCATCGCCCTAGCGCCCTATTTGATAGAGCCAAGCACCACCACGTCCAGCACATCGTCAACGATCTTCATTGACCCGTACAGCTCGGTTTGTGAGCAGTTCAGCGCGCTTGCCGTCAACCTTGGTTGGCCTGCCGATCAGCGCACCGTGCTCGAATCGGTCATGTTCAGGGAATCACGTTGTATACCGAACGCGGTCAACAGCAAAGACCCAAATGGTGGGTCGCGCGGACTAATGCAAATAAACGGCTTCTGGACACCTTGGCTTATTAATGCCGGCATCATCACCGACGCAGAAAACTTGTTACAGGCTGATGTTAATTTGCTGGCAGCGTTAGCGATTTACAATTACGGCGTAGAACGTCACGGTTACGGATGGGGGCCATGGAGTGCAACAAAATGAGTGAAGGCGTGGCATGGAATCAAGGCGAACTAACCGAAGAAACCCGCAAAATGGTATTGGAGCGCACAGAAATGGTCAACCACACGATGGCAATGTTCGGTCTTATTGACGAAATTATGAACGTCAGCAAAAACCCTCACGCAAGCATCATCCAGCGTTTGCGCGTGATGAAAAACTCGCTGTCATTAGAAGACCCGATGCCACTTTACGATGTGACTACACTCGACTTAGCAATCAAAGCCCTACAAGCACATTCCTAACCGACAAGGAGATTCCGACATGAAAACCTGCACGATCTGCAAAGAACAAATTGCCTACCCAGAGATAACAGGCAAAACACATTTCGTCTGTGATGGCCGTGTGCCGGCACGAAAACAAGCGCCATTTATCGAAGGCATGGTGGCGTCACAATCATCTGCCGATGCGCGTTGGACAAAACCTGAACAAAACCAAGTTGACGCTGCGATCTTGCACATTGCCCGCACTAAAGGATTCTTTACATCTGACGACATCTGGAAACACCTAGGCGATCAGTTCCCAGTTACCAAAGGCATCGCTGGACGGCTAAACGCAGCTGCACGTCGTGGCATTATCCGCAACA